AGGCGTGCTCCCTTTCCAAATTTTCTTCTCTCATCTTTATTAAAATCAGTAAAAATATTTATGGTACGAGTGCCTCCAGAAGCCAAAGAGAGTAAACCCTCAACGGCTTCCTTAAGCAACACGAAATTTTCATCATCATGAGGTATCCTTTCACCCTCCGCAGTTGGTCCCAACCACTTCCTTTTAGTCCCAGGAAATGGATTATATTCCATACACAATGGAAATCCGGCAGAAGTGGAAGACTTCATACCATTAAGGAACTCATGACCTTCAATACCAAAGCAAGCTTCTTCAAAAGTCAACAATCTGCGTCCCACAGTGTGTTCATTAACAACACTCTTATTAGAGAGTGTCTTAATTAAAGACCAAGTACATTGGTCAAGCAACTCTTGTGGGATCAATATCGAAGGAACCAAGTATGGTTTCCTTGACTCTTCCATGGGGTTCTGATGAATTCCATCAACATATCCTATAGCTAATTGCACTGGAGCAGTACAACAAGGAAAAGCCACGTTATTGAGAGGACTAGGCACAATTTTGGTTTCCTCGGGGGCACGAGGACCCTTTACGGGACCTAAATTGACGAAACCCTGTACAACAGTCAAACCATCAGATGGGAAATCATAATCATCAACGTGTATTTTTGTAACTTTACCCTTTTTCTTAATAAAATCAAACATATTTTGTACATTTTCTAAGATCATAGGTTGCCCATACCCAACTCCATACCGGGATCCACTAACGTGGAGTCCAAGGATGCGTTGTGGAGTACCGTCCGGACTATACCGTACAAGTAAGCTACCACAATCACCTCTATCAGTTTTAAAATGATATTGGTATGCATCGGTGAGATTAAAAGGTTCAAGAGTATCACCAGCATCTGCATATGAAATTGTTGTATTAGGTACAACCCAACCCGGTTCTTTAGTTAAAATCAAATTGGAACCAACTATACGCGGAGCATATAAAGCACCGTAGAACTTTTCGTTGGGGAGCTTCTCCTCAGCAACGAAATATTTAACTATAGAGGGACAAGGTGCTAAATAACGAACATCAATTGTGAAATAGATCAAATCACACGAATTCTCTACTGCGTCGGGTTCGTAAAACTCAAAGGCAGAAAAAGGGACCTCGACTTTCTGTTCTAAGTTACCAATCAGTGCGGGTAACAACCAAACTTCAGATCCATTGTTGGTATTAAAGTCTGTTAATATCTCGGCAAAGTGCATTGGCATAAACCCAATATTATGTCCCAACATCGTTACTAGTCCCATAGGTGGTTGGCCTGTGGATCCAATACGATATTGATTACGAGCAAGCACTTTATTCATAACATTATCAATAATACCATCAGTAGCACTCTCAGTTAATGTGGACAATTTCGTAATCCTAGTAACTTTAGTACGTCTCACTCGGCCAGGTTTTCGTTTTCCTGAAATACCACTAGAGGATTGTGGTAAAACTTTCATGGCAAAATTATACACCATAACTGCACACGCACTCAGCGCGGCAGCTACCGGGGCTATAACTTTCCACTCAGAAGCAAACTTAGCTAAACATGTTTGCGACAAACGAAAATATTCCTCACATTTCATCTTAAGCGACAATTTCTGACCATCAGCAGCTCTTGCTAAAGTTCTATCTAATAGTCCAGCTATAAGAAAAGAATAGGCTTCAGCATCTGCAAAACGTACAAAAGTGTTGTGTGGAGCATCCCATACATCTCGCTTAAGTTTCAGACAATAAGGGGTAACTACGTGTGAGGCAATAGCTAACTCACGATCAAAAACAGAAATTCTATCATGATCCTTGTAGTTAATTTTAATAAACTCAGAACCTTCAGGCCACAAAGTGTCATCCTCCATAATATCCCATGGAGTGACAAGACGATGTTTACAGACTATGCAAGAACCACAGCCTACAACTTCCTTAATGCTCTCTTTAACTAAAATATCAGCTTGGGCTATAGTCTCTTT